CGCGAAAATACCTCTAGGGTCTGATACTCCAAATGAGTATCTTTCTCTAGCTTTGTATCTTACGTTGCCAGTGTCGAAATCACCTTCCATTGCAGTCGTTAATGGAGCTCTGTTGAACATTTTCATGCCGTTTGGCACGTCTGTCAAGATGTAGAAAGCATCTGTGTCTGTTAGGTAATTGTTCACTCTATAACCTTGAGGAACCATACCCATAGATACGATTGCGTTAACATCATTGTCAGCTGTTCCAGTTCTACCTTGAGATTTCATCAATCTCTCAGCTGTAAACTGAAGCTCAGAAGGAATAATCATTTTTACTCCTCTTGCTGCAACTCTTAGACCTCTTTCATCAGTCATAGCCGCGATGTCAATCATCGACTGTTCTAATGAAGTTTCGTTAAGATCCGCCGCTGTAGATAGAGTATTTTTAAAAGTACCCGCTACAGTTGGGTGAGCTGTACTAAATAAAGTTACGCCGTCACCTGATTTAAATGAACCACTTGGTAGTCCATTTATTAAAGGCTCAACTGCTTTAACTTGTTTAGCGTTGCTCATAGATCTTGCTAAAGCTTTCGTGTATCTAGAAGCTAGTCTATCGTAGAGATTATCTTCGATAGCTTCTTCTGTGATAGCGAACGCTAGAGCTACGGTCTCGTGAGTGTATCTCGCTGTAAAAGTTTCTTGTGCTTCGTCAAAAGAGACTCCACTACCTTCTGCTTTTACTTGTGCGTTTGCGAAACCAGATAACATTACTTCTTCTTCAAAAGCTCTGTCACTGTTTTCTGTGGCATAAATCTCAGCATGCTGATTTTCATACCTTTTGTATTCCAGGCCGAATAGTGCATTCAATCCTGGCTCTAGTTCTTTAACTAGTTGTGATCGTGATATTGCCATAATTTATCTCCTATTCTCCTATTATGATTGTAGTTCAATCAAGTTTGGAACAACGACTACAGATGCATAAGCTGCAGTAATATCCTCGTTCTCAGGATCTTCTGCTACTCTTAACAATCTGAAAGTGGCTGCGTCCGCACTTGTGTCACCGATATCTAGAGTTGCCGTAGACTTACCAGTGGTATCATTACCAGCAGTAGTGTTCATGTCATACGTTTCTAGGAAACCCGCTTGGGTTACGGCGTCATCAGTTGCAACTACATATTGCTGTGTTGGGCTATCGAATACAAAAGCGTCTATATCTTCTGAGTTCGCTGGGGTTACTTGAGTGTAGAAATTCGCGAACGTCGGCTTCAAAGTTGTAGCCGCGTTGTAGAATACTCCATTCAATGCACCAATAATCGGAGTATCAGTTCCCTGACCTTCGACAATATAACCAGCACTAGAAGCTACAGCACCACCATTGTAGATCGTTGTAGCATAACCAGCATCGATTTTGTACTTACCTAAGCCTTGTGTAGCCGGAGTTTGTCCGAGCATACCCGCAGCAATAAGTCCAAAACCTTGTGTGTTTCTATTTGCCATTGTTGTTTCTCCTTGTGTCTATGTTGCCATAGACTGATTAACGTTTAATTCAGTGATAGGGATTAACCCACGAAAATTTAACTTTTCTTTGTACCACCGAAGGTTACACGAGACTGTCTATCAATATTGATAGGCATCCTCTGATCCTGCTCCTTCATAAGATCGTTGTCTACTGCTTCGCTTCTATCTCTATGACGATTAGTCATATAGTCTTGACGTTGCTGTGCGATCTCGATCGGTACCTTCGCAAGAAGAAGGCCGCCAACCCCAATCACTCCCTTGTATTTCCCGTCTTCGAGAACAGGATAATCACCTGCATTTTCGACTTCTTCGGCACGAACTAATTCATAACCTTCTCTTAATCTTCCAGTTATGTTTTTCGTATCTTGGAAACCGACTACCTCGGCTCTTATCCATCTGTACCTGAATCCATCAGGCGCAGGGGGTGCATCTAGAGATGATGGTGGAACCCACACTTTAGGTCTTTCAGACTTTGTCCGTGTTTGATTCGCACGAGAAGTTTTGTTATCTTTTTTTTCCATACGCTTATACCTCCTTCGTGATTTTTAATTGTTTTGCGTACTCTTCGAGTGGCACACCTAATTTTTTAGCTATTGCTACCTGTGACGATGTGAGTTTCACAGTTTTTGTGCCCGGCCTAACTACTCGTCTAGCCGAAGCTACAGTTTGCGTCGGTCTAGCCGACGAATTACTGTCTTTTATATCAAACTTATTTGGAAATTCAAGTCTTATTCTCTTATCAACTTCCTCATAATATTCGTTCGATTTCGGATCAAAACCTTCTTTTTCCACTAGATCTTTATGTATTTCAAAAGCTGTAAAGGTCATTGGTCTATTTTGTCCAAACCAAGTATTCTTTGCAGCCCACTCTTCCGCTCTAGGGTCAGGGTTAGGTAGTTCCGATGGAGTTTCCCTTGGAAGATCAACAGCGTCTTCTAATTTAACTTGTTTTTCTTCTGCAGGTTTAGTCTCCTTCATCACATTTAGTCTTGCTTCATCAATGGATAACGCAGCTATTCTTTTTTGAGCATTGACTTGAGCTGTAGCATCGCCAGACTCTATCGCTGTCGATAGTTCTTTTTGCGCTGACTCCATTCCGTCTTTAACTCTTTTTTCGAATTGAGTTACGTAGTCTTTGTTAACTTGACCAAATTTAGAGTCCAAAGTTTTTCTCTTGCCTTCAACTGCTTTTGCATAATCTAAAGCGGCCTTCTCTCTCCGCTCTGCCTCACGCATCTTACGAGTTAATTTAGCAATCCTTGCTTGAACTCCTTTGCTATAGTCTTCTAATTTATCTTCGTCTTTTTTTACTTCTGGTTCTGATCCTTCTTTTAATTGTTCTCTAGGTTCTTCTTTTACTTCTTCTTGTTTCGTTTCTACTTTTTCTACTTCTTCTTTTTTCGGCGCTTCGGTTTCAACAACCGACTCGTCTTTTTTTTCTTCGACATTGATTTCAGCGCCTGGGCCTGATGTATCAATATCAACTGTTTTTTGCTCTTCAGTTGGCATAGTTTCCTCCTATGATGTTAATATTCATGCAAGATATCCTCCGGATTCTTGATGGTTGCTAAAACTTCGTCATCGTTTAGCAGACGTATTTCTCCACCTTCTATCTTTATTCTTGATCCAGCATAACGGGCAAACATTACCCATTCCCCTTCTTTGCACCAAGGACCTTTAGGATATCTATCCTTGTCCTTGTAACAATCTGGACCCATTCTTAAAACTAAACCACATTGCGACGCAACTTGTTGTCTCTCTAAGGCTGTCTCAGCAAGTATTAACCCACCTTTAGTTTTCTCTTTCATTTTAAAAGGTAAAACTAGCATCCTCCAACCAGTTGGTTGCGGTAGTTTATTTGAATCTTCTTTTGTTAAATCTTTTTCTTTTTTGACTCCTACCAATTCTTTATTTGGTAGTTTTATCGTTGATGTCGATGACTGTTCCATGTTGCTCCTTATCTTCTAGCAGGTTAGAGAGTTCCTGTTTAGTTGCCTCTAGGGCTGTTATCTGTCCTACTATATAGTTATATTTTTCCATATTGTCAATGCCGCCGGACGTAAGGGCTGCTGACAACTCTTCATTTCTTCTGGATATGTATTTTAAAAGTTTATTAATTACTGTTTCTAATTGCATTTAGCATTTCCATCTTCTCCGTGCCTGTCTTATTCGAGAATTTGGATCGTTACGAGTCTTTGCTGATGCTCTTTTGAGTTGCCCTAGTGATCTTGCGCAGTATGATTTTCTGCGTTTGGCAGCTTTCGACCCTTTTTTCACTTTACCGGTCACGGCTGTTTTTAGTTTTGAACCGGGATTTAATCTTCTATAGGCTTTGACACCGGCTCGGGTCATTCCTGCTCCAGACTTTGTAGGTCTAAAGTTCTTTTTATTTCTTGCAGGCATAGTGCCTTTTGAAAATTCTTTTCTCGTTTGAAAATCTGTTCTCATTAAATCATTCCCATCATTTGTCTTTTAGCCATGAAACCACCGCCCATAGCTTTTTTTCTTTTTGCAAATGTTGCTGCTCTTGATGGTTTAGGTCCTGTATTAGCTACTGCTTGTTTTCTTTTTACGGCACCCGCACGTTGCCCTTTGGACATCGCTCTTGCTTTCGCAATGGGCACGCATTTTGGATAATTTTTTCTTTTTTCTCCACCACTTCGACCACATTTCGGGTATGAGCCATCTTTTCGCTTGTTCGCAATATCGACCCAGTTTTCCTTGACCCATGAACGTAATCCTTTTTCAGCCATTATGAATTTTTGCCGTAAGCTTTACCTTTGCCTTTAACACAAATACCACCACCTTTGTACATTTGTCTGGCCATAGCAGGTCCGCCCATAGCTTTTTTAGTTTTCTTTTTACCACCTGGTGTAACTTTACCAGAACAAACTGCAGAAGCGTACATGTTTGCATATGCGCTTGGGTACACCTTAAATTTTCTTTTCGCCGCTGCTTTTCCTTTAGGACAAAGTTTTGCCATTATGCTCTCGCTGTTTGTTTTGCTCTTTTAAAGTCTTTTGCTTTTGGCGCACCTTTAGCGCCTTTCTTTCGCATCTTTTCACCACGTTTTCTCTTAGCGTGAATGTTTGCGTATAAACCTTTACCGGCCATTACACTACCTTCTTTTTAATTTTCTTTTTCTTTTTTCTTAACATCGCAAAATCTTTTCCAGAAATCTTACCATCTTTGTTAGCGTCAAGTTTAGCTTGACCACCTTTTAAAAATCCTGGTTTTTTAATCTGCGAATTGTATCTTCTATTTGGCATTATTTTTTTCCTCCGTTTCTAAATATTTGTGTTCCCTTTATACCAAAAATACTCGCAACGACCAAAATCCACAAGTTTGTGAACCATGAAGGGAGCGTCGAGAAGTACTCAAAGAAAAGTTTTACCTTTTCCATCGCTGTAGGGTCGTCCGATAGAACTGCCCACATCAATACTATAATCGGAGCGCTTAAAATTACAAGCACAAATTCGTCTTTCCAGTCCGATTGTCTTGCCTCAAGAAGTTTACCTTGGTAAGCCTCTTCACCCCGAGCCATTTTCTCTGCATGCATCAATTGTGCATCAGACATCGCCATTTTTGTCTTTTGACGGTTGGAATAAATTTTACTTCCAGCCTGCAAAGCTATTTTCGCTAAACTGAACCAAGCCATATTAGTACCAAGTAGCTTCTTTTTTCTTTTCAGCTAACATTCTCTTAGTTCCTTTAACTTTTTCCTTGTCTCCTGTAGGAATATAGTTAAAAGCGCCATCAGCTGTTGTTTTAGATCTAGGATCTACTTCAACATTCTGTTCTGGAATCTTAACTTCTTTTGATTTTTTATATTTCATCATATTTTTGTTCCTTTTATTAATCTTCGACCTTAATTGCAGTTATACCTTGATTTCCACTCTTTGCAAGGCTTACTCCTGCTCGCAATTTAGCTAATTTTTCGTTTTGATCGAGTTTATCTTCGGTTAATTGTCTTGCTTGAAGTAATTTTGCTCTATCAAGGTCCATTTTTTGCTCTCCTTCGTCTTTTTTACGTTCATTTTCCATTGCACGAAGGTCAACTTCTCTAGATTTAAGTTTTAGAAGTGGGTCAGAGTCAAATTGTGATGTAATTTTCTTCTCTTCTTCCATAAAATCACCCATTAACTCAGAAATCAACACTGCTTTTCTTGCTTCCATGTCCATAGATATCTTTTGTAACTGTCCTTGTACCTGTGGATTCTGTTGTGCCATCTGTTGCATCTGTGGAAGCTGTTGAATAGTGTCTGCGAATTCTAATTCTATCTGTTCTTGCGCCATTAAGCTAATATGCTCTAAACAATTTTTTTCTATTGCAGCCATAACAGGTGGATTATTTCTCACCATGTTGGTTGCCATGAAATTTAAGTGAGCAGTCATGTGTGCTCTGTGATCTTGTCCTCTAAAAGCTTGAAAAGGTTTGCCTGCAAGTGCATCAATGTGTTCTAACGCTGGATCTTTTGGTGCAACAGGTGCTGGTGGTGGTAAAATTTTATCAATATCTTTTATACCAAGTGCTTCGTACATTTTTCTATACGCATTGTATAGATTATGAATTTTAGGATTTGATGTTGCAAGTTGTAATTCTGTTTGTGCGATTGTAATTCTTTGCGACATAGAAAAAATGTTTGGATCTGCTACAGGTAGGATATCTACTCTGTCATCAAAGTCTATTTGCTTAACTTCTCTTCTGCCACCCACTACATCAAAAGGATAAACTGGTGGTAGATATGTTTTAAATAATTCTGCTAATAATCTAAATTCTGATCTCATTGATGTATATAGTCTTTTGTGTATTGCAGACATAACACGTGAACCTCTTTCAAGAAGTGCAACTGTAGTTCCAACTGCAGCAGCTTGATTACCGTCTCCAACTTGCATGTCGGCTATAGCAGCAAATCTTTGTCCTGCTTGAACTACAATACCCATCAACTGTAATAA